AGCACACCACTCGTATATAGTCTTAACCTTCTGATCCTTTAATAATTTATAAAAGACAGGTGCTAAAATTTGTCCACCACCGTCCAACTTTGGTTCATAAGAAACAGAAAGAAGCCATGCTAAATAGTCTAGGTCTGCCATATCACACTAAGTCCATAAGTTTCGGTGGTTCATAGCAGTCAGACTTAACCACTTTACCATCTTCTCTATAGAGTGGATTGCCTTCTTTGTCCAACTTAGACATATTCGAAAAATGTACTCTATTGAATGCAGTATCAAAAGACCAACCGTAAGTAACAGCAAACCCGACGCACACATAGACCAAATCACAGAGTTCTTTAAGAACTTCATCATCTTCTTCATTACTGATAGCATACATCAACTCCTTAAATTCTTCCTGTATAAGCCTTCTCCTTAAATCTTTTTCTCCATCCATTAAAGCAGAAGGTTTAGGATACTTTAGTCCTACAGGATGTCTAAAAGCACGATGAAATATATGCAGTTTATCTTGTAAAGTCTCACTTTTGCCCATCATTCTTAACATCCTCTATTAGTTTGCATAAATACCATTGTGCCTTTAACAAATCTTTGTAAGGATTCTCTTGTTCTTTGTATCGATACCTACTAACATACTTAAAAATATTCCCTTTTAAGTATCCCCTATACTCTTCCGATTCCATACTATCACGAATTAAATCAATAGTTTCCATCGTGTTACTGTTATAATGACTGGGACTGTTTACTTCTTCCCATGTAATATCATCCATTTGTGAATACTCCTTCCACGAACCCATGTTAATGTTTTACCTTCTTTGGATCAAACACAAGAACATTATCTGTATTTTTAAACATTTGTTTTTTTAAAGAAAGATATTCTTCTTGTATAAACTCTGCACCTTTTTCTACTAAATATTCTAGTTCATTATCCAGCATATACATTATTCCTTTAATTACTAAGACCGAAACATTTGAAGGTAGTCCCTCTAATGAATCTCTAAACTCTTCATCCGCTGGAGTTGTATCAGCTATTTTTACAGAAAAAGTAGCTTCATCTTCTGGATTAGGTTTAAAGATGATATAGTGTCTACCTTCTTGTAAGGATTCCAGCTCCTCCTCATCAAAGTTTTCATTCCAATTGTCTATCATATTAGCATATCCTTTTATAAAAGTCAAGGAAAAAATCTAAATCCATTATCGCCAATGGTTTTTTTCTATTCATTTTTAGTATAACGATAGGTTCACCTTTTCCTTTGTGTTCTTCTGCTTGTGTGTATATATCATAGATACCCTTAAACTTCTCTTGGTTCTTACATTCAATCTTCATAGGGTACTTCTTATAAGCAGCAGGAGATAGCTTTACATCCATACCTTGCTCTCCCATGATGGCACCCTTTATATCATCAGGTTCTAGCTCTGGTGAGCATTCTAGAAGTTTAGCTACTACTAAATTTTGTAGACTACGGCCCTTCGCTTTTCTTGATCTAGTAGTTGTCATGTTATCTTTAGTAAATCTCCTAACTTCTGATCCATATGCTCCGCAGTTTTAGGACAAAAAGTTTTCATCTTACTAAGGTCTTCTCCTAACAAAGCTGGAGAATAAATTATACTAGCTCCCCTCTGTACCAAAGTTTTTACAGCTTTTACATCTTCATCAAACTTCATGATGTTAGCTTCGAATGTATCGTCAAGCCAAAAAGATGCTTCAGTAGAACCAGCCGCCTTCTTCATTCTTATATACCTAACCTTATCTCCAACTAAACGATATCCTTGTTCCTTATCGTTTCCGGTTACAATGTAGTAGATGTATTTATTAATAGTAACATCTAACTCTTTTATAATTGATTGAAAGATAATCATTCTATCTCCTCGTACTCTTCTCTTTCTGTCATTCTACCAGTTTCAACAGAGTACAAAAGTCTACAAGCAGGGCCGGTTAATCCGCTAAACCTATTCTTAATTACTCTAACAGTTGTTGTATGTCTTTCTACCTCATCCTCATGCTGACCATTTCTCTCTAAGCCTAATACGATATCAGACAATTGACCAATACTGCTAGACCCTCTCAATTGAGATAGAGATGTTACCGCTCCTTCTTCATGTCCAGAAGAAGAAGGTCTTTTCAAATGAGATACCAGTATCAAAGATATATCTAACTCTTGCACAAGCATTCTTAACTTAGTCATAATCTCATCAATAGCTTTTCTTTCATCACCTTGTTGTTGATCTGAAATGACAATGCTAACATGATCCAACACGATGAACTTACAATTAAGTGCATTGGCAAAGAACCTAACACAATGAAGAATAGCATCAATTGAGTTAGAGCCAAAATGATCGTAGAAGAATACTCTACCTGTTCCTAATGTCTCATCAAAAGCACTCTTTCTTTCTTCTACAGTTGTATTGTTAAACACTTCACTGATATGCAAAGTCTTATTAGCTGCTAGAGACATGATACCTAGACCGCTTCTCTTTATACTCTCCTCAAGAAACATCAAGCCCATGTTATGTTGAGTGTTTTTCAAAGAGTGATACACAAGCTCTCTAACAAATTGGCTCTTACCTAAACCCGAACCAGCCGTTATAGTTATGAGTTCACCCATTCTAATACCATGAGTAAGTTTTTCTATTCCTTCAAAGGGGTAATGAACTTCTGCTTCAATAGCTTTCTCGTTAACTACATCCCACAACTCTTCACCAGATACAATGTTATCAGGAGTGTACTGTTTTGCGTCCCACCAATTTTTAACAAACTCTGTTGTCTTTTTTAAACTAAGATACTCATTAGCATCCTTATATTGTAAAGGCATTATCTTAGCTTTAGGGGCGAGAACTTCTGCTAATCTAGTAGCAGCCGCTTTACCAGCATCATCATTATCAAAACATATCACCACACTATCAAAGGACATGAGGAAATCATAGATATGTTTATTGGCAATGTCTGCTTTAGCAGATGCTGCACCATTCTTAATTGAAACAACAGGCCATTTGCTTCCTAAAAGCTGATACGCAGATAAAGCATCTAGTTCACCTTCACAAACGGTAACAAATTTTCCACCATTTCTAAACATATTCTGACCAAACAATAAGCTACCTTTTATATTCCCTTCAGAATGAAAAGATTTAGTAGCAACATTTCTAATCTTATTGGCAACTAAAGTTCCATTCTCATCATAGTATGGATAGATATGTTTCGTTTGATCTTCAGTAACAGTAACACCATACTGTTTACAAGTATCTAAAGAGATATGTCTATCTTTTATTTCACTAACAGAACCTGTTGTTTTCATAGGAGAAACTGGTTTTTCCATTTCAATAACATTTCCTTTGTTAGAATAGACATGATAAGTACACTCAGCACCGTAGCAATATTTTCCACCATCAGCATACACTGCAACATTATCTCTACTACCACACTCAGGACATGCTTCACGGCGAATAACTTTGCTTTTTGTTACAGAATAATTAGACATCATTCATATTCTCCAAAACCTCTGTTTGGCATAAAGTCTACAACAGCGGTGAGCTTTTCAATAGCAACAGTGAGATCGTTCATTCTTGTTATCAACTCATCCACTGTTTCCATAAGCTCATCAAAATGTTCTTCATCCATTTACTTGCTCCTTAAACTCATGAGTAATTTCTTCAACTGCTGGTTCTTTAACAACCGTTGTTAGATATACAGGCTTATGACTGTATTTAAACACACGTACATCTGGAAAGCAATCAAATTTATATGGACAGTACACACAATCCGTAGACAATTTCATATTGCCAGATTTTCCATCGGGAACAGGATCGTAGCATAGGGGTGGATGTTCATCTGAAGCAACAATCTTTCTCAGATGTTCTATTCTCTTATCAACATTTATGGTATCCATATCGTCAACAGTGAAGAGCATTAGCTCTCCTGTTACTTTATTCATAACGAGGAAGTGCGCTCTTTCAGCGCATTCAGCTTCCATGTAGCCACTTAATTGACCTAGATATCCAAAGCTATCCTTATTAAAAAGGGTGCCATCTTTAAATTTCTTAAAGGAAAAGTCACTAGCTGTTTTAACATCAACAATTTCATTATCAATTTGCAATCCATATGCCCATCAACACCAGAGATGGTCACCTTCTTTTGCATATCGGTTACATCATGCCCTGCTTCCTTTGCTAGAAACAAAAGCACCTCCTCTATCAAAGACCCATAAAGAAACTTCATAAGAGTAGGGCCTGATGGAAGAGCTTGGTCTTTAGGATATTTTAATTCAAACCAAAGGCGTCTATCTTTCTTACCAATAGAAGACATTCTTAAAGTAGTTTTGCTACTTTTTCTAGCTTCTTCTACATGAGTAGTTACAACAGACTTAATACCATCTAGAAAGGATTTAAGGTTATCTTCAGATACCTTATGCTCATCTTCTAGAACAGTGTATATGTCATCAACTAAATTTTCAATTTGCATTTCCATCTCCTAAAATTAGTTGTATAGCTGCCCACTCAGCATTGCTGCCCTCGCCCACTATACTCCTCAGTCCCGTGACATTGTACTTATGAATCTTATGATTCTCACAGACTAAGCCCAGCCGTCTAAACCTTTTTGTTAAAAGGGCGCTTCATCTCCTTCTGTATCGAAGTCGGTATCTTTTTGATAAGCCACAAGATTAGTAACCATAACCTTATTTAGATACATGCTAGTACCATATTGTGATACCATCGGATGATCTTTATTAAAGCCAATTTTAACTTTAACATCAGAACCATTACCAATCAAGTTTCCGTTCATATCTTCTTTGTCACTGTTAATGACAGGAACATCGAACTTAGACCTAGCAGTGATAAAAGTACCTCTTTCATCATCACGACTTTTTGGTTGAACACCATGTTTCTCTAAAGAAGCAATAGCAACATCAGACAAATTACAAACATCAATCTGATACTTTCCAGACATCTCATCTGGTGTATTCAACTTAGCCCAGTACGCTTTACCTTGAACAACCGCAGTTTCTCTAGCCATTTGTTATCTCCTCTGTTTTATTAAACTCGTTACTCTACACACTATACTCGATCTGCTACTAAAAGTCAACCCCTAATTTAACTTTTTTATAATTAATTAAGTGAAGGGGAAGGGGAATCAAACCCCTTACTACAGCAATCGACATGCTGCTACCGCTTAGTCGATATAGGCGGTATAAATTCACCAGACCCCTTCTTTTAACCATAGAAGATGATAGCAACACGTTACATACCTGACTGGCAAGTTATCGTCCAGTTCCTCAGTATGATGCTCCATATGTTCTAGCATTCTTAGTCGCTATGGTTAAACTAATGTGTTTCGGCCCACGTTGTTCCTACTTTCGCATCAGCATTGAGGACGATATTCATATTGAACCCAACCCCAACCTCTTGCATTGTAGTATCTGCTATTTCGCAGAGTTTGTCAACATCTTTTTTATGACATTCGTACTGTTGCTCATC